ACCTCTGTCATCTGTAAATGTAGATATATCAATCAATGCGTCTTCTAGTGAAGCCTCATTTAAGTCAGCCATAGTAGTAGCTCTATTAGCAGCTGATCCACCACCTGCAAGTGGGTGAGCAGTGTTAATAAGTGATACTCCATCGCCTCCTGTGAAGCTAGATGAGAAAGCATTGTTTAAAACATCGGCACCTTTGACTTCCTTAGTGTTAGCCATAGATTTTGCTAATGCTTTAACATATCGTTTACCCAGACTGTCATAAAGATTGTCTTCAACTGCTTCTTCTGTAAGAGCGAAAGCTAACGCCACTGTATCGTGGGTATATCTTGCGCTGTAACTTTCAGATGCGCTGTCAAAAATAACTCCTTGACCTTCTGATTTTACTGGTGCGGAACCAAAACCGGTAACTAACACCTCTTCTTCAAATGCTCTATTTGAATCCTCAATGACAAAAATATCTTCATACTCTCTGTCATATTGGTCATAGGACATACCGAAAAGTGCGTTTAGACCAGGCTCTAGCTCTTTCGCTAATTGTGCTCTTGAAATAGCCATATTAATTTACCTCGCTTATGCTAAACCAGCACCTTTTTGTCCCATGATGTGATTTTGAATCACACAAAGAACATTGGTGTTTGACGATGCAACATCGTCGTTATCGGGATCCTGAGAGATGTCAATACATTTGAGCGGTAACGTAGCTGTTGTTGCACCAGTTGTTACATCTAGCTCAAGATTGGATCTTCCAGACTTAGTATCGCCAACAGGTGAACCATCAACAATGTCAAAGTTACCAAACAGGTCTGCTACCGGGAAGGTATCATCTGCTTGTACTTCAAACACAATATTTGGATCATCTATGACGCTTGCAATAATATCCGAAGCAGAAATACTGCCAGGATAATAGTTTTTAAAGACTTGCTCGCCCGTGGTTGGATCGGTGTAAGAAACACCATTAAACACTCCGACAATCGGAACAGTTCCAGTGGCCGTATGTCGTCCAATTACACCGGCTGTCAGTTGAGTTACAAGATCGCCTTGAAATATTGGAGTTGTAGCTCCACTTGCGATTCTGTATCTTGACTGACCACCAGAATAAGGTGCTCCGCCCATCTCACGAACAGGTCTTAAACCAAATGCGGCATCTTTATTTGCCATAAGATTTTCTCCTAATCGTTAATTACTTTTTTCCAAAAGTAACATTAGACTTTCTATCAGAGTCATACTTTACATATCTGCTATCTTTTCTAGACTCATTAAACATATTATTGTCTAACGCTTCCTTTTTCATTCTAGCTTGATCCTCATAATAAGCATTACGCTCCTCACGAGTTTCTGTAGGTATTTTCGCCAATAGTAAGCCTTCGCTATATACTAAGCCAGCGTGTCTACCTGTATCAGCAGTTGGATAAGAATATTCAGCAGGTAAGTCAGTCCCTCTTACGAGTTCCCAACCCTCTCTGATTCTTCTTGCCACATTTGCTTTATCCTCTTGGCCCAACATGGATTCTCTTATCCAACGATATTCGTACCCTTCTGGTGCCGGAGGAGTTTCAAGTTTTCTTACTGGCCTCCATGGTTGTCTTCGAGTATTTTTAGCGTGATTCTCGGATTCACGAGATTTTCTGGATTGTATTCCTTCATTATTAGCTTCTGTCATTTTGCCTCCCTGTTAGCTATTTTTTGTTTTTCTTTAGCAACGGATTTTAACCATACGTCATCTGCCATGCCATGCGGTTTAATCCCACGGAGCGTTTCGACTTCACTTTTTGTGAAAGATACGCCGTTCTTTTTGCCTTGTGTTTTTTGCCGACTTCCTACGGAAGCAGAGGCGACTCTTTGCACAGCGGGTCCGCCCTCACTTTGTCCAGCATTATCGGATTGTAAACCCGGATAAACTTTATAAACTCTTGAATTTAACTCATTATAATACTCTTCTGAGTCTGGTTCATAGCCTTCTTGAACCAAATTTACATGAGTAAAATACGCATATTGTGTTGGTTCAGCATCTTGACCATACCATTGATTTTGTTTTTGCCAACTCAAAGCCTGCTCTGTCGGCTTTGGCTCTGGTTGAGCTTGTTGTACTTGTTGCGGTTGTTGTTGTTGATAAGGAACATATTGCGATTGTTGTGCTGTTTGCTCCTGTTTTTGTTTTGCAACTCTAATTTTTTCTTTTTGTATAGAAACCTCAGATTTTAAACTGTCGGCTTTTGACATTAGATCTGCGTCACCAGCAGCGTGTGCTCTTTTATAAAGGTCGTTTGCCTCTCTTTCTTTAGCCTCAACTGCCTCTTCTTCTTTTTGCAATATAGTTTGTTGTGCTTGGACTGCATGTTGATAGTAATTTTGAACCTCTGCTTCCCTTTGTTGTAAAGCAGCTTCTAATTTTGCAGCTCTTTCTTCTGTTGCACGATTACGGGCGTTTAGTTTGTTAATACGCTTAGATACACTTTTGGTGTAATTTTCTAACTCGTCTTCACTTGAAGCATCGGACGACGCTTCGTTTTCAGTCACTTCTACCTCAATTTCATCAACCTCTGGTTGCTGAACTTCTTTTACTTCGTTTTCTGTTGTCATAAGCTCACTATGTCATCTGGATTGAGAATGGTGGCTATTACTTCATCATCATTGATGATTCTAACCTCCGCACCATCTTCAAGTTTAAATCTTGAACCGGAGTAACGTCCAATTAAAACCCATTGTTTTTCTTCACACCAAGGTTTATCTCCAAATCTAGCCTTATCGTTATAACATTGTGGTCCTTTTTTAACCACATAAGCTACTATACTTGCTAGAGCCTCACGATCTTTTGTTTCTTTTGCTAAGACAATACCGCCTTTTGTTTGTGCTTTTCCAGCATAAGGTAAAACCAACATTCTCCATCCTGTTGGTTGCGGCATCCGTTCTAATATTGAAGCATCTAACTTTTCTGGATCAAGTACCAAATCTTGTGGATCCACATAGGCCTCTGCTACTTTTTTTGCCATTATGTTGTTTTCTACTGCTTCTGAACTCATATATCGTTTGCAATATAGTATAAAGCAGAAAGCTCTCCTTGCAAATATTTATAATGTTCTATATCTTTTAGTCCACCAGACATTAAAGTTTCTTGTATTTGTTTTTCTCTGCTTTCAATCAATCTTTTGATTTTAGCCATTAAATCTATTTCGTCCATTTACGATTTTTTCTTTGGTCTGCCTCTTTTAGCTGGAGCTTTTTTTGTTGTTTTTTTAGCAACTGTCTTCTTTTTAGCTGGCGTTTTTTTAACAACTGGCTTTTCTTCTACAACAACTTCCTTTTTTACAGGTAAGCCTTGTTCAATTTGTGCCATTTTGTTAGCTATTCTTTTAAGATTTGCCTGGTGCTTTTTTTCTTCTGCTTCTTGCGCAGCTTTTAAGTCCTCGGCTTCTTTAATTCTTTCAGCTTTTTTTTCAGCTTTAAGTTTTTTAATCGCTTCTAATTTATATGATGTTGTCATAATAAGCCTCTTATTTTATTTTCTAATTCGAGTAATTTCAAATCAGCATTTTGTTTTAATCTATCGATTGCTACTTCGAGTTTATCATCTGCAATGTCTTTTTGCACACCCATACGCTCTTGTTGTAATTGAGCATCAAGCATTTTTTCTTGTGCTCTTTGCTGTTGTTTTGCCTCAAATTGTTGAGATTCCATATCTAATTCTTTATCTTTAAGATCTAATTCTTGTTTTCTAATATCTACTAGAGGATCTACATTATTGTTCATTCCTATAGATTGTAAGAACTCACTAGCTAATTGAGCCATTATTGTTGAGCTGTATTGTTCTACAATCATTTGCATTTGTTGCATAATCATTTGTGCTTCTTCTGGTGATACTTGTTGCATCTGTGCTTGTATCTGTGCCATTTGTTGTTTTGTTTCTTCTGGCATTTGTTCTTGTGCAATTTGGCTTGCTAAGAATTGTAAATGTTGCATGCAATGACTAATAATTAAGGCTTGTACTTGTGGACTTTCTTTAACAATATTGGTTAAAAACAAACTTTTGTGTGCCTCTAAATGTGCTTGGTGGTTTTGTTCTGGAAAAGCCTGAGCAGGTTGTCCCATTAAAAGTGTAGAATTTTCGATCCCAGCATCGACTGGTCGTGGTGTCATGTCTGGTGGTGGTTGTAATAATGACTCAACATTATCCACACCCAAAGCTGCATACATTCTACGATATGCTTCATAAATACCAAGTGGTCCGTGTATTTCTGGATTAGATTGAACCATTTGTAAAAGCTCTTGTGCTAATGTAACTCTTTGACTTTGTGAAAAAATATTAGGATCTGATATAGGAATAATATCTACTCTGTCATCAAAGTCTTGTTGTTTTATTTCACTTGGTCCTGTGCCTACTTGAAAAGTGTAAACAGGCGGTAAAAACTCAGCAAAAACCTTAGACATTAAGCCAAATTCAATTTTTTGTGAATGATGCAACCTTTTGTGGATTGCGCTCATAACTTTTGTGCCACGCTCTAGCAAAGCGACAGTAGTTCCAACTGGCATAGCTTGGTTCATATCACCAACATTCATGTCAGCTATTGCAGCAAATCTTTTACCAGAGTCGACCAATATACCGAGTAATTGCATCAATACGCTACTAGGCTCTTTAATAGGTAACGGAATTAAGTTTTCTCGCAAAGATCCGCCAGTCGTATCTATATCTCTAAACTCTCCTGGTTGTAGTGGATCATCCTCATCTCTAATCCTCATACCTCTAGCTTTAAAACCAGCTGGTAAATTTGCTAATGTTCCTGCGTCTATAAGTTGTCTTAATATTGATGTTGATGCTTTTGATAATCCGCCAATCATGTGTGACAGTCCAAGACCATAAAAACCAAGACCAGGCATAAATTTATATTGAACAAAATAATTAATTTTATTTTTTAGTAAATCATTTGGTAAATAATTTCTGCGAATAGATAATACTTTTTCTGAGTCCTCTTCTATAGTTACTATGTAAGGTAGTTTGAGTCCAGTAGGATTACCTTGTTCGTCTACATCCTCAAAACCCTCTATATCTAAAACAGTATGTACTTCATAAACTGTTCTATTTCTATTTTCTTTATATGATGGTGAAACGCCTTGTATTTCATCTATGGCTTCTGCTATATCAGAAAGATCATCTGAATAACTTTCAGAACCTATGTCTACATTTGCGTAAAATCCAGACAGTTGTTGTTTTTTAATCTCATTAGCTGACATGCTAATAGCATGAGTAATTCTTTCGGCTGAACTTATGTCTGGTGCTTCATAAGGAACAATTAAGTCTTCTGGTGGTATAAACTTAGAAACTGCTCTATTTAGAACAAAATCAAAATAAACTTTTTTAAATGTAGATCCTGCTAATGGTAAATAAAACAACATTTGGTCTAACTCTGGATCATATTCCTCCATTACATTCATAATGTAATAGTTCATAAACTCTTGTACTCTTTCTGCTTGATTTTCTGTTTCTACTGTACGAGCACCAACTATTTCTGTTTTTACAGGTCCTTTTGCTGGCAACATTTCTTTGTAAGCCTGCGCTTGGAATTGAGTAGCGGCTTCTGCCAAAATCGGATGCACCACGCCAGAACTACCTTCAAATGGTTGCGATCTTGAGTCATCAAACTTCATACCTAAATATTTAAGGCCGTCGGTATAAGTTTTTTCCCACTCGGACCTAGATTGTTTATCGCTTTTAATTGAGCTTAGTAAATCGTTTGATATGTTTTGCAGTATATCTTCGCCTAAAAAATCTACTAAATTAGAATTAAAATCCATCTCTTGAGGCTGTGAGCCTTGTATTTCTTCGTCAATAAACAAATTTTCATTTTCTACAAGTATTTCAGCAGCTTCTCTAATTTGATCTTCTCTTGTGGTATCAAGAGGTATTTCAACAGCAGAGCCTTGTACTCTTACATCTGGATTATCTTCTGTGCCTAATTTTTTATCTATCGCCATAATTACCTAGTGTATCACTCTTGCTTCATCTTTTTCCATTCCAACTATGTCTGTTAGCTCACCATCTATAACTAAACCATTCAATTCTGCAATAGCTTGTGCTATTTCGATGGTTTCTGCATGTATGTTAGGTCCGCCATATTCTTTGCCATCCCAAACAAACCTAGTTAAATAAATTTTCAATAATAAACTGTCCTGTTCTTTTTTAATAATCGCACCTCATCTTGGTAATCTTCATGTAAAGATACAAAACCACCTTGTCGGAAACGCATCAAGGCCATTGTAGCACTATCGCAATAGTCATCATAATCTCCAAATGGAAATGATGCCATTTCTTCTATCACTTCTTCTGCAAAATCATGCTCTGGTGCCCATACCATACCAGACTCGAACATGGGTGCGACACTATTCATTCTTGCTATTTTGTCTTGTCCTCTGCTTGGTGAGTAAGCTGTAACAGGTATACCCATTCTTCTTAATTCATGCGTAAGCGGTGTTCCAGATGCTTTCGCCTCAATAAGCACACAATCTGGTTCCCAATATCTGTATTCTTCTAAAGCCATACGTTTTAGCTCTGGAAAGTCACAACGCACTCTTTTTGCATCAAGAAGTATTATTTCGTCTGCGTCTTCTTCTCTATTAAATATCGCCCAAGTTGTTATGGCCGAGTAATCTGCTGTTTCTTTTTTTGAAAACGCAGTATCGTAGCTTTGTATAACATAAGAGTAATTTGGAATGTCTGGATTTTCCCATCTATTCCACCACTCTCTTTTGACTATAGATCCCTCTTCTGCGGTAGGATTTTGCATCCACTGACTGTTCCATTTAGATATAGGTAAAGACGCTTTTACACCAAGCAACTCATCTTTTTTCCAAAACTCTGGCCATAAGGGATCCTCTGATTCTGGCATGATTGCTGGAAACTCAACCACTTCCCATTTATCAGCATGGTCTTCGCCTTGCTTATTTAAGACTTTACCAACCAAGTCTTTAGTGCTCCATCTTGTCATTACTATCACAATTATTCCGCCTGGTTGTAAACGCTGTCGTGGTCCAGATGTGTACCATTCGTAAGCCGATTCTAAGGCTTTTGGTGACATAGCATCTTGTTCAGAATGAGGATCATCAATAACCAAAAGATCCGCACCACGACCTGTAATTGCACCACCTACACCAGCAGCAAAGAACTCACCTTCTTGATTACTGGTCCAACGACCTGCTGATTTATTATCTGCTTGTAGTTTTAATTCTGGAAACACATGTTGATATTCTTCGCTATCGATAATGTTTCTAACCTTACGACCAAAACGCACAGCTAACTCAGCCGTGTGAGTGGTTTGAATTATTTTTAAATCACCTCTGCGGCCCATCATCCAAGCTGGAAAAAAAGTTGAGGCAAACTCTGATTTAGAGTGTCTTGGAGGTAAACAAACAATAAGCCTTTTTAGTTTACCATCGGCAATCTTATTAAACTTTTCAGCAATAATTTTATGATGTCTACCTTCAATAAATTCTGGCCACATGTGTTTAACAAAAGAGATAAAATCTGCTTGGCAAGAGTCTTGTTTTTCTAATTGATCGTAACGATGTAATAAAGCTACAGCTTCGGCTTTATCTTGTTCCGATAAAATATCAAAATCTTTAAAAGAAACCTCGTTCATAAGCGAGCTGGGCAGTTAGGTAGTGACGTAAAAAACCACCCAACTCTAAGCGTAAAACGCCTAGGGGTAGTATTACATATAGTTAAACTTCGTGCCATTGTTCGTTTTGAAAAAGCAGTGATTCAGCTTCTCTACGACGTATTAATCCTTGCAAAGTTTCACCGCCAGCTTTATTCCACCTACGCATTTGTGCTGGTACTTCACTCTTTTTGTTATCGTTTAGAACTTTAAGCATGGTGCTTGCATTAAGATTTGCAGGACCAAGATTAAATGTCCAAGACACCAAAGCATCAAACTCATGTTGCTCCAGCGGTACTTTTACTGCTTTATTTACAGCTTCTTCAAAAACCTCAACGTCCTCTAATAATAGTGCATCGGCTCTTTCTTGTGATATTTCCATACCTTCTTTAATACCGCTAGTTGAACCATAACCTATTGTCCAAACTCCTGCGGCACATTGGTAGCTTTCTAGTTTACAGCCTTCAAACTTTTTAATAAGAGCAAGACCTTCTTGTGATATTTCCATTTTATTCATTTTATTCTCCCCATTTTTTTGTTTTTGTGCCGCCATGATAATCGACAGCAAGATTTTCTTTTTTGAGCAAATCAGCGATATTGCCTTTTTCGCAAAATACATCGCCTAATACCCTCCCATATTTGTCAGTTCCATAAGATTTGAGTGTAATATCTCCGACCAACCATTCTTTTAATTTTTGTTTTGCTAACAAACCAAGTTCTTTTTCTTTTGTTCTTTCTGGATATTTTTTTATGTTAATTCTACTTTCTGGTGTATCAATACCAGCAATCCTTACAGCTTTATTGTGTAATTGTACTGAAAAACCAAGATCTATGGTTAATAGACGAATAGTATCTCCATCGGTTACTGACTTTAATTTGCATTTGTAAACAAAAGCGTCTGGTGATTTACTCATTACCCTCTCCTTCATTAGTGGTTACTTTTCTATAGTAAACAACTACCTCTTTGAGTTCTTTAATATATCTTTTTAATTCTTGCATATTATAAGACATAAGCTCATAGTCTGGGACAGACATAGCAACGAATACAACAGATCCGTGCTCTTGTTCTACACGCTCTAAAAATTCGTCTATGTTTTTCTCGGAAACTACATACCAATACGGATCTTTTAAATCCACAGCTCTAGGCAAAATTGGTTGCACAATCTTACGTTCTATTGGTTTACTAATTACTTCTACTTTATTGCTCGGAATTAGGCTGCAACTGCAAACCGCTATCGAGATCGTCGATACCAGCAGTATCTTTTTCAATGCTATCGAATACATCTTTTGTCCCATTGTTTACCCTAGTTTCTATTAGTCCGGGTTTAGCTATAGCTAATTTAGACAGGTTATGTCGTTTGAAAATGTCAAGATACCTTGACATCTCCGCTTCTATTTCTTGATTTTTTGATTGTAATTCTAATAAAGAGTTAGTTTGTAAGGTAAAATCGTTTTGTAAATTTTCTATTGCAGCTTTTTGCTCTGCATCTCTGAGTTCAAAAGCATCATTGAGAGCAGACAGTCTACTATTTTGCCAGTATAAAAAACTACACAATAAAACCAGCACGCCAATTACGCCTAAAAATACTTTACTCATTTACTGTCCATATCTCTAATTTGTCTTTTTTACCTTTTACATTGATAGGTTTTAGTAATTTTAATACAAGTTTACAATTTTTTGCAGTCTTGTGTCCAATTAATATATCTTCGCCAACTTCTTTTGTTGCACTCTCAAGTCTAGCTGCCGTATTCACAGGATCACCAATAGCTGAATAATCAAACCGAGTATCGCTACCCATATTACCAATTACTGCATACCCAGACTGACAACCTACGCCTACTTGGACTGGAGTAGTGAGTGTTTTATTAAGTTCAACTATACCCTTTTGTATATCTATTGCAGCTTGCACTGCTTTGGTTTCATGGTCTTCTAAATCTAAGGGCGCTCCAAAAATAAACATGCCTGCGTCCCCGATAAATTTGTCCGTCATTCCACCAAGTTTTTGCACAGCGTTTACCTGGACAGTTAAGGTTTGGTTCATTATCTCGGTCACTTTTTCTGGCGATAATTTTTCACTCAAAGCAGTAAAGCCACGAAGATCTGTAAAAAGATAAGTGCAATATTTTTTCTCGCCACCAAGTTTTAACAAGTCTGGATTGTCCTGAAGCTGTTTAACTTGTCGTGGATCTAAATAATGTTCAAATTGTTTTTTAATTTCTAAACGCAATTTATACTGTTCTCGGAAGCGCATATAGAAAACTACGCCACTCATAACCATTTCTGATACAAAAGTCCAAGAAAAGTCCAATAAAATGCCGTTTTTAATGCTAAAAACTCCTAAGACGCCCGTAGAGGCAACAAAAATTGCTCCCAAGGCCAAACCCTTAGTCATATTGAGATATGCAAGGAGAATTGAAATGGTGAGCACAAAAATCGTAAAAATTAAAATTTCGGCCGCAATCGCCCAATCTGGAATATAAGGTGAGTTTTCTAACAAAATTGACTCAGATAATGCAGCTTGAATTTTGTGTGGCTCAAGTAATCCAACTGGCGTTGCAACTTGTGGCATGATACCTGCGGCATCTACTCCAACAAAAACATATTTGCCATTGACATCCATTTCTTCTAATGTGGTTTCTGGTGTTTTTACCCAAGACACCCATTTTCTACCCAAGCGGTCTACATCAACAGGTGGTAAACCTTGCACAGTAATTTGTTGTATGCCATTTTCGTCGCCTTTGATTATGTAGGTTTTTGCACCTACTATCATTTTTAAAACTTCGGTTCCGAAACTTGGCACAAAACCATCTGGTGTTTGGTACAACAAAGGCACGCGTCTAACTAAATTATCCACCTCTGTTGGAGCCGAGGAAATACCTTGGGGGAGAGATTGGAGTAACAGTGTATTTTCTACGACTCCAGAGGCAGATATACCAGATATATTATCGCCGAGCAAAACAGTGCCCGTGGTAGGTGGGTACTTACCATTGTTATATTCATACATAGATAAAACAGATGGGCCATAGCTTAGTGCTTCTAAAAAAACTTCATCGCCACCAAAACGATCGGGTTGTGGAAAGCTAACAACCCAACCCACACCAAGTGCACCTGCATTTAATAAATCCACATGTATTTGTGCCAAACGACTTCTAGGAATAGGCCAGCCACCCTCTTTTTCTATGTCTTCTTCACTGATACTTAAAATAACAAAGTTACCACTAGGTTGTTGTTCTTCTACAAAAGCATCAAATGTTTGTAATTTTAAGATCTGTAAAGGATATAACTGAAACAACAGTGGCAGTAACAGTATTATAAATGTGATGAATATTACTTTTTTCATTAGGATCCTTGTTTTATTGTTATGGTTGAGTTGCCTGTGCCATTTATTTGCACAACCTTAGATACTCCGTCTTGTATAAAAATTACTGTGTAAGACTGATCGCCATTTACAAGAACCTGGGCGCTTTGATTTACTGTACGAATTAGTTTTACTTGGCTGCCTTGAATTAGTGTGGTTATTTGTGTATCTCTGTCTTGACCAACAGCTGTGCCTGCTATATTTATACCAGCAACAAAATTAGTAAGCTGGTCTTCTTCTTCTTTGGTATCTAACTCGTCAATAACATCTAACAAATCTTCAAGAAAATTTACATCTAATAAATCAATATCCAGCTCTGTAAAATCAAAGTCTGGATCTTCTTCCAATAAATCTTCTGCTAATAAATCTACGTCTAAATCTGTAAAATCTAGGTAATCAGCGGTTTGTGTTTGCTGTACTTCTTCCTCTGATATTTCTTGTTTTGGCGGTGAAACAATAAGTAAGTTATCAATAAACTCTAAAGATATATCTAAAGTTACAGGTTTAGATGGTGTGCTTTCAAACACAGTTGTAGTGGTAGCTTGGTAGGGTTTGTTCAATACAACCTGTCCTGCTGCGGTTGTTACTAATATTTCGCCACTAGCATCGCCAAACTGATTAGGCAAAAGAATTATTAAACTTTCGCCAAGCTCGTTTACTGTTGCTGTAAAGTCCGTGCCTCTTACAAAAATTTGTGAAGTCGGCGTTGATAAAGTTATATTTTTTTTGTTTAGTTTATTTACATTGCCAGATATAAAACGAATAGTACCGCTAGCAAACTGCAAAGCCATTTCTGATTTATCTGGGTTTGGATCAAAAACATACTTATCAATTAGTAGTTGTGAATGTTCGGTTAGCTTTACTGTGCTGTCATCAAGAAACGTAATCGCAACACGGCCTGCTCGTGTTTGCACCTCATCGTTAGAGGCAATATCAAAATTTAATTCTGCTGGATAAGTTTCATCTCTAACTACCTGCCCATAGCCTTTTAATTCGGTAATATCACCGATACTAGCAACTTGTGCTTGTACCGCCGTCGCTTTGTACGATGCAGATATTAGAATTAGAAGTGTTAGATATGATTTTAAGCCAGTCACGAGCTAAAGTAGATGTTTGATCTATGTTAAAAGTATTACCACTGCCATCTAGGTCAAGATAAAAATATCCAGCGTCGCTTGAGCTTGCTCCATAGCCACTACCAGTAAAATTTATTGTATTAGTTGATCCGTTTATGTCCATGTAATTGGTTGCATATTCGTAATCAATGTCAAAATCAAGATCGTTGCTGTCGCCAGTAATAATCCAATCCAAGTCCAAATAACTTGCATCGTCATCTTCACCTATTTTTATGTCAGCAGTGTTGCTTGAGCCTGTAACATCGATGTTTAAATTTACATAGTCTGTTGAACTAAGACCTGTTGAGTTCATCAATAAGTCCCAAACATTGCTGTCGCCATCAAACTCAAAGAAACCTGTAAAGTTA